TCTTGATGATGAAGGTCTAAAGGTTGATAAGTTTAAGTATGTAGGTGTGGAAGTTGTACGTACTACGATGCCTAATGCTATTAAACCATACGCTAAGAAGATTATCGAGACAATGTTGTTAACACAGTCTCAAAATCAGACTAATAAATTACTTAATGAAACGTTTGATGTATTTAAAAGTCTTGCCCCGGAAGAAATTGCGTTTGTTATGGGTGTAAAAGGTTATGAAAAATATGCATCACAGTGTAAAGAGTTTTTAGTGGCTAAAGGTATGCCTATTCATGTTAAGTCAGCGTATTATCATAATTTGATTATGTCAAAGATTGACGGTAAAAGTGAAACTATTACCTCTGGTGATAAAATTAGATATCTATATGTAGAAAAGCAAAACAAATATGGTATTACAACTATCGGCTTCAAGTATGATTATAATGCTGAGTTTAGAAATCTATTTAAAATCGACTATGTACTGATGTTTGAAAAGATCTTGTTTAATTCGATTGAACGTTTTTATGACTCTGTAAATTGGCGTATTAGAAAGCCAACTGATAATGTGCAAACAGAACTTGATGATTTATTTGGATTCTAATCTAGTTGCAAAATAAAAATTAACAACTATATACTATTAATATGGAATACTTAGACCAACCTGAACTTGACGATACAAGACGCTCACACCCTGCTTTTTGGCGTGGTAAAGCAAGAGGTATTGAAGCAATACTACGCATTGTATCGGATATTATGATGGGACATGATGATGGTTCAGGTGTTAATAATCAACCTGACGTTGAGAGTATGCGTCGCGGATTACTAGCATGGAGAGAAGAAGTAAACAAATCACTTATTAATACTAACAAAAAAGTTGAAAAGTAATATTCTCAATATACAATAAATATCATGAGTAAGATTACAACAATTATTGATCATATCGGCCGTACAGTTATTGGAGTAGAAGTTGAACAGACTGCTACAACGTTAACTCTAGATAATCCTGTCATTATTCACGTTCAACCGAATCCACAAACAGGCCAACTTCAAGTTCAATCTATTCCCTATATCTTTATGGAATTCCTCGCACCTGGTTCACGTACATCCAATCATTGGACATTTAATAGAGCTAGTATCGTACAATCTTCTGTAGAACTTGATAGTAAGATTATTCTACAGTATAACGGTATTAATACTCCTGCTCCACAGCAACCCGCTCAAGGTGATGCAGAAGTTATTAGATTATTTGAAGACTGATTAAATAAATTTAGCAAACCCCCGGCGCCTCTGCTTGCATGCGTAATTCCGGGGGTATTTTTTTGTCTTGATTTATAGAGCGCTGTATCTATAATATCTATATGGATAAAGATGTTAAAAGTGCCTTAGATAGTATTGATGAGGTTAATCCCTTTGCTACTTATCTCTCAGATAGCACACTGAGTAGAGTAGATAGTTGGATTGATACAGGAAGTTATGTGCTTAACGCAATTATTTCGGGATCTGTTTACGGCGGCATTCCTAAAGGTCGTGTTGTAATGCTTGCAGGTGAGTCTATGACAGGTAAGTCATTGTTTGTACAAAAGATTCTTGCTAATGCTCAAAAAGAAGGACTTATTCCTGTTATTTTCGATACAGAAAATGCTATTGACGCGGAAGGAGCTACTCGTATTGGGTTAGATGTATCTAAAGTCAAATATGTACCGTGTGTTAGTATTGAACAAACACGAAACGCACTGTATAAGTTCTTAACATCGGTTCAAGAAAAAAAGCTTCAAGGTAGATTTATTGTAGCTATCGATTCACTTGGTAATCTTCAATCAGAACTCGAACACTCTCGTATGGGTAAGGAAAGTACTAGCTCCGATATGGGCTCTAAAGCTCGTGCAATGAAAACCCTATTACAAACATGTACTAATCTTGGATCTATTACACAGACAACAATTTTACTTACAAACCATGTATATGATGATCCTACAGCAATGTTTCCATCAATTGAAAAAAATATGCCAGGAGGTAAAGCATGCGTTTATCTTCCATCTGTTACAGTTCAGCTAGCTCGTAAGCCCGTTAAAGATGATGGTGGTAAAACAACGGATACAAAACTTGCTGTTGGTCAAAAGAATTACTCAGGCATTATTATCAGAGCTCTTACACGTAAGAATCGATTTATTAAACAGTACCTTGAAGGTGAAATGTTCTTATCATTCTCTACAGGTTTAGATCGCTACTACGGTCTACTCGACCTCGCAGTTGGACATGGTATTGTTGTTCAAAGTGGAGCTACATATACACTAGAAGATGGTACTAAGCTTGGATATTATCGTAATTTTAGAAAAGACATTGATTTGTGGGAAAAAACTATTATACCGCTCTTAGAAGTAAAAATTAAGAAAAACTGGTCTTACTCTAATGATGAAGTAACAGTACCTGATGAAGTATTAGAGGATATTAATTAATTTCTTTATATCTCTAAACTTAACAGTGTTATAAGTTAAAAGCGCGCGATCTCTAAAGATATCATAGGTAATGTTCATCATATCTATGATATCTTTTAATTTATAATTAGATAATACATATTGCTCAAATACTATTTGATCAAATACTGCTTTTCGCTTACCAGCAGATATTTTAGCACACCAATCTGCTGTTCGTTCAATTGTTTTAAATTTAATACTATTTTTCTCTCTACGTTCCGGTGTCCAACTAGCTTTCATATTAATAATAGATTGCTCAGATAACTTCCACGTCTTACCTTTTTGTGATGGTGGCTGTACGCCCCCATCGTTAATATTAAACAAAATACCACCATCCATTTTCTTACCATACTGCTCGATAAGTAATTTTTCTTGTTCAAAAGCTTCTGATTCAAGTAAATTATCATCCATAATAATAACAAAATCCTTACTTTTATAACCTTTATCGCGTATTGTATTGATTTTTATAGTTAGCCATTTATTATGATCGTGACCGGTAAACGCCCAAGCTCTAGAAGCTGTACCTTTACCGATATAAAACGGTTTACGAGTTTCAGGATCAATATACATATAAACATAATACTTATTCATACTAGTATTTATAGTAACCGACTTTATTATTAATAATAACCAACTTTTAAAAAATCATGAGTAAAAAATTAGTTTTAGCATTTAGTGGAGGAGCGGATAGTACAGTATTACTATACATGGCAGCAGCTCAAGGTTATAGTGAAATTCATACAGTAACATTTGATTACGGTCAGAGACATAGTAGGGAATTAGAGTGTATGGGGGTTCAGTATCAACTTATAAAGGAAAAATATCCTAATATTACTGTCACAAACAAGACATTAGATGTAACATATTTAAAAGATATCTCACCTACCTCATCTCTTACTAATGAAGGGATTGATAACCCAGATATTAGTAAAATTGCAGGTGATGCGCAACCTGTATCATATGTACCGTTTAGAAATCAGATGTTTGTTACGATCTGCTGTGCTTATGCAGAGAGTCTAAAAGCAGATGAAGTGTGGTATGGTGCCGCACAAGTTGACTCTCTAGCCGGCTACTGGGACGGAGATTTTTCGTTCGTTGACAAGATGAATGAACTAATATCACTTAACAGACAACATAGAATCCGCGTGGGAGCTCCATTGCTCTCCCTGTCAAAGGCTGATATCGTAAGGCAGGGTGTAGAATTAGGAGTAAACTTCGGAGACACATGGACATGTTATAGTAATAGAGAAGATGGTTTAGCAGATGCTACAACTCCAGCGAGTAGTTTAAGATTAGCTGGGTTTATTTCAGCAAATTACAGAGATCCCATTAAGTATCTGCAACAGGAAAAGCTTGACGGGATTTACGAAGCCAAAGGATGTAATTACATTCCGTAACTTTTTAATTCAGCTAACTGCTTAGAAGTTTGTGGTTTAAACTTGTCTCTAAAGCTTATTGATTCAACGATCGGCTTTGGAGATGAGTAAACTCTTTGTTCAGACATATAGTTAAGAACTGATCCCTCCGTCACTGTATTACTATTTTTTATATCGGGTATTTTGCCATTAGTATACCTCGGGGTAGATATTCCAAACTCTTCTAATCTTTCTACTGTAGTAGTAAAACCTTCTTCATCTTCAGCTTCTTCTTCGTACCCCTCTTCTTCTTCTTGACCTATATTACCGTTCATATTAGGTTTAGCTTGTATATCAGGTGTATGAATAACAACACCAACACCACCGTATTTTTCTAGATCGTCTGAAATCTGTGACTCTACTTTTTCAGCACCAAGACGAGTTATAATTTTACCTAGTTTAGAATCTTTTGAGAATGTCGCATCTATACTTCTTCCTTCCACGTCTATATCAGACTCTTTAACGAACTGCTTGAGATAATTAACAATATTGTTAATATCGCCAAGATCACTACTTTTATCAGCAACAAGTTCGATCATATAGTCCTCGCTATATGACCCCTGTATTGATCCAACCAAATCAGCATAGTTATCAACTACCTGACTAACAGCACTCATTGCAGCGGCGGTATCCTTTTTACGTTCGATACGAGCTACCTTCTTAGCAGCCTTAAGTTCTGTATTTAATTTATTAACTTCCATACGTTGCATTGCAGCATCCGTTCTGTTACCAGTTGTAAAGCTAATTTTATCTTCTAACTTATCTTTAATATAATTCTGGATATCATCTTTACGAGCTTTAATAGCCTTTGCAATACCATTTTGCTCAAAATACGCAACTAATCTACTAACAGATGGGTCATTCTTAAACATTCTTACAACGGAATCGTCAATAATATCAAGATCGTATAGAATAGTTAATAATGCTAACTTTCCCTCACGTGTGCTAGCAGATGCTCCCTTTGCTGCAGCTAATCCTCTTGCTTGTTTTTGAAAGCCAGGAATAAGTGTATCGAGCGGTGAAACAGCTTCGTTAATAAAAGATAATCTTGAGAGTAGATTAGTAAAAGAACTCATATATACTTATTTATAGAAGATGCAATTAAATTGGGAAGATTTTAACGAAATGTCTTATACGGGTATATGTAATCTACCCGGAATAGGTAAACGAGTAGCGGAACGTATTGTAGCAATGCAACCTTTTCGTTCGAACAACGACCTCTTTAAAATAAAAGGTCTTGGATCTAACACACTAAAAAACTTAGGTATTGAAAAAGTCAAAAAAGAACGTAAATCCTGGTATATGATGCCTGATGGTATTGAATATCCATCTTATGCATTAGCTAAAAATAACTTAACCGGTCAAATCGATTTTTTCTGGAGAATGCCAAAGGAGAGACGAGATTATTTATAATAAAATATATATGAAAGGAGTGAGAAGCTGACTTATTTGCGCAATCGTAGGATCTAACAATGTATCAAAATTTGAAGTATTATACGATGGTAATCTACCTCGTGGTAATTTTGCTAGTGGAGTTCTCTGTCTGTATGATGGTAATGAGCAGCAAATTATTAAAAAACAAGGTACACTCGATTTTAACCAAATTGAATTAGACGAGCGGTGTGACTATTATATAGGCCATGTACAAGCTCCAACATCTGCAGCTCGTTCTTGGTCATACGATACATCTCACCCGTTTGAATCGTTATCATGGTCTGTCGTACATAACGGTGTATTAACAAATCATAAAGAACTAAAAGCCCAATATACACCTTGGGATGTGAATGAAGTGGATACGTCTGTTATTCCTAATCTTTTACAATTCTTTACTGAAGAGTGTAATGGTGAATGTTCAGCACCTGGTATTATTAAAAAAGTACTGAGTAAGCTTAGAGGTACGTTTGCACTATGTATAATTGATACAGATTCGAACGATACTTATATTATAAGGCAGGGATCAGTATTACACTATAATGATAATGGTGATATATCTACACTTGGAGGTGAAGGTTTCAGGTTATTACCGGAAGGTGTTATCATGATGCTTAAAGACTTTAAAACATGGACTCTCGTTGATACATTTGAAACTAACTCACCGTTTTTATTTTTATGAAAAATACATTTTATTTTACAGCAACAAAAGGATCAAAGAAAGATACATTATTATATAGTGATCGCTCTATGCGCAAGAAATTCTTCTTCAAGGAAAATAATACACAACCCCTACCTGTCATTTATAATAAGGCTATTGATTTCGCAATACAGGAAAAGGCAGAATATTTAATACTCTGTCATGATGATATTATTATTGAATCTGACCTATCATATAAATTACCTACACTGTTTAAACAGTTTGATTTAATCGGTGTAGCGGGTACAACAGAATGTAAACTAGAGGAACCAGCATTATGGCATTTAATGGGTGGCGGATTTGGTGGCGGAAAGCTTCACGGCGCTGTATCGCATGGTAATGAAAAACAAAAATCAATGACTGCTTTTGGACCTTACCCTCAACGGGTTGTTCTAATTGATGGTGTGTTTATGGCAATGAGTCGTAAAGTATTTGAGAAAGTTAGATTTGATGAATCTAACCCAGCCGGATTTCACCACTATGATTTGGATTTTTCTTTGAGCTGCCATAAGGAAAAATTAAAAATCGGCGTATCAGATATCATGATTACTCATGCATCACCAGGATTAAGGGAATTCACTCCTGAGTTTAATGAGGGTCAAAAATGGTTCCTAAACAAGTGGAAAGGTAAACTGTGATTGTAATTGTAGGGAACTATATTAGTATTATATTGTGAGTAACCTTGACCTTGATAATGATTATTTCGAGAAGATACTTTGCTATCGTTCTTTGTGTGACTCTACGTATTTAGCTTCTATTGTTGATTACGTTAAGCCTAAGTATTTTAAATCTAAAAATATTGCAAAAATATTTGAGATTATTAACGATTTTTATGCTAAACGTGAAAAGCTACCAACGCTAACCGAAGTTAAGACGTATCTTACTACAGAAGAGCATAAAGATTCATTTAAACAGCTTGTTGAGTCGTTTAAGGACATTGATAAGAACATAGATAATAGTGAATTGTATGATAATACAGAGAGATTTATTAAAGAAAAATCTGTATACCATACAATGCTTGAAGTAGCGAGTGATATTGCTAAAGGTTCAATCGATACTTCAGATATTCTTAATAAATTTGAGACTTCATGTAATATTAACCTTGTAACCGATAGAGGTCTTGATTTGTATCGTGATGTAGATATTATTGTAGAAGATCTAACGAGTATTCAAAAAGCTATTCCTAGTACATGGGAGTGGTTCGATGATGCATTGAATGGCGGGTTTCAAGAGAATGGTCGTGCACTTTATGTATTTGCCGGTGAGACTAATATCGGTAAATCTATCTTTCTAGGTAATATTGCTACAAATATTGCTAATCAAGGAAAGAATGTACTTCTTATTACTTTAGAAATGTCAGAACTACTGTACGCTCGTCGTATTTGTACTAATGTTAGTAAGATTCCACTAAAAGAACTAGCAATTAACTCGCACTCACTACGACAAGCACTAAAAGAACAAGAGGATGAAGGTAAAGGCCGTATTTTTATTAAAGAATTTCCCCCTAGTACAGTTACCCCTAATCAGTTAAAGGCATTTATTAAAAAGATCGTTGATCAAGGTATTAAGATTGATGCTATTGTATTAGATTATCTCAATCTACTACATTCTACTGTAGGTTCTAACTCATACGAACGCATTAAAAATGTTACTGAGCAAGTTCGTGCTATGACTTATGTGTTTAATTGTCCGATTATATCTGCAACTCAGTTAAATCGATCTGGCTTTAGTTCTGCTAACCCAGATCTTACTACGATCTCTGAATCTGTTGGTCTAGCAGCTACTGCTGATGTTATTGTATCGATTTATCAGAACGAAGAAGATAGAGAACTAGGTATTATTCGATTAGGTATGATGAAGAATAGGTATGGACCAAGAGGTCATACTCAAGCTATGAGAATCGATTATACTACACTTACTATTACGCAAGCAGAAGATAGTATTAGTTCTACAGAAGACAGCTCGTATAATATGCTACAATCCTTTGGAAGTTGATTATGTAGCAACTATTTGTAAATACGAGTAGTGAAACCAGCTACTTGTAACGACAACCTTAAGGCTAGTATTAGTGCCTTTCGTGATGGTAAAAGAGATTTTGATGTTCAAGAACTTAACGATATTAAATTATATTTTTTAAAATATAAAGATCAGCTAAATACTACACAATTCTTTAAAGGTGAATTGCAAGAATATCTTGTAATTAGCTGTTTTGCAGATGAGTTTCAAGAAGAGTTGCTTAATCACATGATTAAAAAGTTATGTGCAGCTATTGCTATTGTTGTATCAGTTAAAGATAAAGAAGTATTAATTAAAACAAATAAAACAGTTTGTAATGTTAATTTGTGTAAATTATCTCAACTATTATGTGATGGTAATTGTATCGACGAAAGCAAAGAAATTGCTCAAGGTAAACTTACAGAAAAGTTTCTTAAATTTACAACTAAATTAACACCATGCATTTAACACCTGTTGTAAATCCTTCACAGAGTATTATAGATAGAGAAAGTGAACATATATTACTCTCTTTTTGTTCGTTTTGTACACTCTTGAAAGGTAAAAAATTATCTTTTCAAAATGTGTTTATACTCGCTTTACAGGATGAAAAATTGAGAAGTATATTAAAAGACCTTTTAGGAGTTGATTCTAACTACGAAATCGTTAAACTATTTTTAGAATATGATCCTACGATCACTAAAAGTAAGTATATAACGAAATGGCTTAATTCTAACCAGAAGATAGATTTATAATAACGCTAGACTATGTCTCTAACTGAATTAGAAAAACAAATTTATAACGCATATTTAATTGCGAGTAGAACAGCAAAAGATAAGCCCTTTAAATTAAGGCAAGATTTTACTAAGATTGACGATAAGACTTATATTATTCTTAAGAAACTATCCTTACTATTTCAAAGTAATAGAAATGTAATTATATCAGATTTTTTTAAAGCACCGTATCAGTATTATGGTGATAATGAATACTTCGATCTACAATATTTTACAACGCCGAAAGCTATTAAGTGCTATGCGTTATATAAAAGAAACCAAGAAACATCTTCTCCGGATAGTGAAGACAATATTATAAAATGTAAGCAATGCTGTACATTTATTATGCGTTATTGTGTTAAGAATAATTTAACACTATCTGAATACAAGAGTATAAATAACGGTACAACACCTCTGGTGTTACAACACCTCCGTGATCATAGCATAAATTTTTATGTTATACACGGTCTTGAATGTGACAGAATTATTAGACAAGTTGAACCAGATCTCTTAGAATTTTTTATTACTGATTTTAATAAACTGCTGAATGATACACGGATTAATTTCCAACAATCTGCAAAATTAAAGGTAATGATAAGAGAATCTTTTCGACTTATTGAAGAATATCTGTTGAAAAATAAAAAAAGTGAGATATAATAAAGTATAACCAAAATTAAACTAACAACCAAAATATAAAAAATGAGTTCATTCAATACATCAATGTTTCAATCCATCAAGGATGCACTAGTCAAAAATGAAGGTGAAGGTAGTAATGCTACCTACAACGAAATCATGAAGACTACACCAGGCAATACCTATACTATTAGATTGTTGCCCTTCGCTAAGGATCCAAAAAATACGTTCTTCCATTATTACAATCATGGATGGCCGTCATTTGCAACAGGTCAATACGTACAAACTCTATCGCCGATGACCTTCGGTGAACGTGATCCGATCGCTGAAGAACGCTTCAAGATTCTACGTGCAGGGTCAGAAGACGATAAAGAAAAAGTCAAAGCAATTAAACGTATTGAGAAGTATCTTGTTAACGTTTATGTTGTTGATGATTCACAGAATCCTGATAACAACGGCAAAGTTAAGATTCTTCGCTACGGTAAGCAACTTCATAAAATTATTATGGAGGCTATTGAGGGTGAGGATGCAGAAGAGTTCGGTCCACGAATTTTCGATCTTGGATCTACCGGTGTTAACTTTAAAGTTAAGTGTGAAAATCAAGGAGAGTTTCCTACCTATGTATCATCTCGATTTACTTCAGCAGGTAAACTTGCTCTTACAGAAGATGAGCAAAAGAAGATCTACGATAGCACTTTTGATCTTACAAAAGTCTTTAGTCTTAAGTCATATGATGAACTTAAAGCTATGCTTAATGAACATTACTACTGTAAGACGGAAGCCTCTGAACCCGAAGTAAATACTCAGCAAGCTAGAATTTCAACACCATCAACTCAAGAAGAAAAAAATGCAGATAATTCACCATTTAAGGCATCATCTCAATTTAATGATACTTCTATTGATGATGAAATCGACGAGCTTCTCAAGGACCTGTAATATGACTGACGAAGAAAAACAAGCATTCTTAATGTTTGCGGGGACTATGCATGGCATTGCAAAGCAAACTGATCAGATGATTATGGGTCAGTCGGTTAACCTAAGACCTATTAGTACAGACATTCAAAATACGTTTGCGCAAGTGTTACAAGCACCTACACAGCGTGCAGAGATGCATCACCAAGCTCCGATAGAACAACCAATTGAGCAACCATTGGTATACGAACAACCTATAATCCCACCACAATCCTTACCGATCAGTGAACCAATTGTTGGTGTTGAGCAGGCTGTTAAAGAGTTAAAACATATTCAGCAAGCTATTAGACCTACAGAAGTAACAAATAATGTAGACATTATTGATGTTCTTAAGGAAATTAGCTTGAACTTAGCTAGAATCGCGACTACACTTGAAAGCCATGGCGGACAAAAGAGAACTAAGAGTACTAAAGCAGCCTGAATTTGTAAAGTTTCTAGATGCGATATCGAAAATCAACGAGTCAGCGATAGTAAATGTACAGGCTGGAGAGCCTGGTCAACTATCCTGTCTCGTCTCTTCCGCAGACAATACACTAATATTGTCTGCGGAATTAAATTCGGTAGAAGCTAATTTTAACGGTACAAATAATATACCTGACATTAAGAAACTTATTCGCGTTATAGATAGCATTTCTGTAAAGGAAATGATATTGAATGTTAATTCAAATAACTATGAATATAAAGATAACCGTGTTAAGTTTAAGTATCATTTGTACGAAGACGGGTTGCTTGCAAAGCCTACTATTAATATTGAAAAAGTTAATAGTTTTAAATATGATATTAGTTTTCAGTTAACAAAAGATATCCTACAATCAATTATTAAAGGTAGTACATTTGCAACTGAGACTAATAAAGTATATCTTTTTACAGAAGATGGCTGCTTAAAAGCGGAGTTAACTGATAGAGCTCGACATAATACTGATGCATTATGTTTGGATCTAGGTGAAGTTAATTTTGTACTTAATCCCTTACCCCTTAATTTGGATAATATTAAACTTTTATCTACTATTGGAAATATTATAGATGTAGGAGTAAATACACAGTATGGTGTTTGCGTGTTTGATATGCAAGCAAATGACATTAAATTAAAATATATTGTAACCTCACTAACACAATGAAGATTGCTAAAAATAAAATTACCACATTATCATATTTCGTAAAACGTTTAAAAGATTGTAAGTTTAATACATGGAAAATTAATACTAACTATTCTATTGCAGATCCAAGAAAATGGACTATTCTAGTTGATCCGGGTAATTCATCCTTGTTTATTACTTGCTATGAAAATAAGGACTTTAAAGGTGAAATGATGTTTGAGTTTAATGACGGTGGTAGACTATTTCCACGCAATTACTCGTTAAAAACATCATCAATGGAAGTAGTTATTACTAGTTTAATTGAGAGAGGTATTCCGCAACTAGAAGAATGAGATGTTTAGTCGTAAATCTGAAATAGGTCATATTTACGCAGTTCATAGCGGTACATATGCAGGTGAGATATTAATACTTGTTGAAAAAACAGCACAGTTTTATAATTTTCTTGCAGTACCGACTATGTTAAATCGAAATGTACCTAAAGAATCATTTGAATTAGCAAGGAACTCTAATATTATTAAGTACGTCGAGCAAGGTCCAAAAGAAGTTGTAAAGATTTGTAAAGAACAGTATAGTAAAAATGAAGACACTTATAATGGATATGAATAATGCGATCCATCGCACATACTGGACGGCTAAAACGATAGTAGGACTTGAAGATCCAGAAAAATTAAATAACTTTCATATTTACTTTACACTTAATGCGATTAAAAGTTATGTCAACACTTATAAGCCTGATAAGATCCTCGCCTGCTGGGATGAAAAGCCTGATTATCAACGCAATGATCGTAAAGATCTTTTTTCTGATTATAAAGGTAATAGGTCATCTGACACAGCGCCACATCAAAACAACGAAAAGATTAAGGAATTTCTTTATACCTTAGGTATTCCTTCTATTTTTCCACGGAAGCTAGAAGCTGATGATGTTATTGCATATTTGACCGAGTCTTTAGAGGGATCTAAGGTTATTATCTCGGTTGATAAAGATTTTTTACAGTTAATTAATAAAAGCGTTATTGTATATGATCCAATTCGTAAAAAAGAGACAAATACGGCTAATTTTGTAGAAAATGTAGGATGTGAACAGGTTAATTTCATGACTATCAAATGCTTAGTAGGTGATAAATCAGACAATGTACCAGGAATACCTAAATTTGGTAAGGTTAAGGTTAAAAAGTATCTCGAAGGTACAGTTAAACTCACAGACGAAGAATACTCAATTTTTACACGCAATCTCGAGTTATTTCGCCTAGATAAGTATCGGCAAATAGAAAATCGTGATGAGTTGATATACTATCAAGAACAAATGCCAAATGCTATGAGTTGCGAGCCTGATTTTCAGCAATTTATCGACTTATGTAAAGAGCATGATATTAACTCTATCTTATCCAAGAAAGAAGACTGGTATAATTTGTTTTTTGTTAAGCATAAGCTATTATCAATGTTTGCATGATTAACTTACCTGAAGAGTATATCGTACAGAAATTTTACGAATTAGGATACTACCCTAAAACTAACAAGTATAACAACACATACCAGTGTTCATGTCCTTTGTGTAGGGAAGGAAGCGGGTCATCATTTGGTAAAAAGAAACGCTGCTATTACATTCCAAAGAATGACAATATCTTCTGTCATAACTGTGGGTGGTCTGGTAAGCCATATACATGGATCAAACAAGTATCCGGTAAGACTGATACGGAGATTATTTCCGAAGTGGAGGAATATACAGGTGAACGTGAGATTTTGCCTAGCTTTGATGAGCCTATTGTTAAACCTAAGACAGAGACACTACCAAAAGACTCTATTAACCTGAGTGACCCTTATCAGCTTAAGTTTTACGGTGCGAATCCCATCGTCTCCGCGTGTTTAAACTTAATTCACAGTAGACGTCTAGATACAGCGGTAAACCGCCCTGACAATCTTTATCTTTCATTAACAGATCCTGTTCATAAGAATAGACTAGTGTTGCCGTTTAAGAACGAACATGGTAATATTGAGTTCTATCAGTCTAGAACAATATTACCAGCTGATAATAAGACAAGACCGAAATATGTATCGAGAATTAATGCTGAAAAAACATTATTTAATATAGACAAAGTTACTAATGATATATCGAGTGTCTTTATATTTGAAGGGCCAATAAATGCATTTTTTACTAAAAATAGTGTAGCTGTCGCGGGTATTACAGAGAGGGGTAATGCAACATTTACTGAAAGGCAACAAAAACAGGTAGATACAACACTAAAATGGTTAGATCGTATTTGGGTACTTGATAGTCAGTGGATTGACAATGCATCTCTAAAGAAATCAGAGACATTATTACTAAATGGTGAGAAAGTCTTTATATGGCCTGAAAAGTTTGGTACACGATTTAAAGATTTTAACGATATCGCCATGCATTGTAAGATAGATGAGATATCAGCAGAATTTATACAAAAAAATACCCACGAATCACTCGAGGGTATTATTAAGCTTTCAGAGATTAAAAAGTTTAGACTCCTCTGTAGCTAGCCTTATTTTCTGTAGTAATTACAGAATTAAATTTTTGAATAAGAGCTGCAATTTCAGTTGCAGCACGCGTAATTCTACTTTGTTGA